ACAAATAATACAACTTCGTACAGAGAACCCATTAATGAACTCTGTGGAAATAGGAAAGGAAGTGGGCGTATCTAAACAATACGTCCATAAAATTCTTAGGAAGGAAGATTTAAATACTAGTGTCCCTAAGAAGAAGAAATTCAATAGATGTAGACAATGTAATGAACCCGTTAATCCCCATAAAAATATTTGTAGTAGTACCTGTCACTTCACTTATTATCGTATTAAAGTTACTTGTTCCTTCTGTCATGTAGACTTTTATTTGAAACGTTCAGAGGTGACACAGAGGCATAGAAGGAAGTATAATAAGATATACTGTAGCAAACCTTGTTACTATAAAGGACGTAAAGATGGTTAGAAGAGTAAAGAAGTTTTTAGGAGATTAGCATGGATATTAATGATGACTTAATTAGGCAATGGGAACCCAAAGTTCAGAAAATGGTTTCTAATGTATATGTGGTGGGATTAGACAGAGACGATGTTGCTCAGGAATTAAGATTAGCTATCGTAAAAGCAGCAAAAGGGTTTGAAGAAGACCGTGGGGTACTCTTCCACACCTATTTACATACTGCTATGACGAACACTATTCGGACGTTAATATCAAAAAGTCAGAGATTAAGCCCTGCGACTGTTAGTCTCGATGCTGTAAACTTAGATTTTACGGCGTCCCTACCTAGTCAATCCACAGAAGTTTTAAAAGCTCTGACTGACCCCACAGATTTCACAATTGATGTTGAATTTAAAGAATTTGTAGACGTGTGTGGGTTAGATGACATAGAAGAAGCTTTTATTACGTTACGATTAGAAGGGCTAACTATGGAAGAGATTACTGAAGATTTGGGTGAGCCTGCATATAAAGTTCGCCAAGCAGTACGGTCAAAATTATTTAAAGGGGTTTTAAATGAGACGCAGAACGCACCGTGGGGGAATGATACGGAAACAGGGGTTGACACCAAAGCATGAAGAGTATAGAGTTATTAGTGTAGATATTATTACTGACGGTATCCAAATGTGTGGCACATTCACCAATTTAGATGATGCCTTAACACAAGCTCAGAATATTAAACATCATGGTATAGATGTATATGTTCATGGCGATTCCAACAGAGTCATATCTAAAGTTTAATACTGTGGAGAAGATATGGAAAACTTTGATTTTGTTGAATCTGGAATCATCTTTGGACTCACTGACCGATTAGCCTTTAGAAAATTTAAATACAGTAGCAAAGATTTTGCTAAACATGGGGATGCACATAAGTTTCTTACTGGTCATTATGATTCTTATGGAGAAGTTCCCACTCCTGAAACCTTGTGTGAAAACTTCCCGACGTTAAATCCCTCTGCTCAAAGCCTTAATTTTGATTATGCTTTAGACACGTTTCAAAACCAAGTATTATTTAGGCAAGTCATTAGCGTATTCCAAGATAATAAAGAGTTGTTGTCTGAAAACCCTAAACATGCATTGGCTCAAATAAACCACGGTCTTCAAGATGTGGCAGTTACTTATGATGAAGATGTTTTGTATTACAATAACCATCCTGAAAATCGTTATGATGATTGGAAAAAACGAACTGAAAAACGTAGGATGGGGGACGGGATTATGGGTATTAAAACCCCGTTTAATTCCGTAAATAGGTTGGGGGTAGGGTGGCTTCCAGGCGAGATGGTTTCTTTGTTTGCTAGGCCATCAGTAGGTAAATCTTGGGTATGTGTACAAGCGGCGGTTACAGCGGCTCTGAACGGGCATAAAACTCTGCTTATATCCACTGAGATGCCTGCCGCTCAAATGAATATGAGAACGGATGTAGTCATGGGTAAGGCTATGGGGTACAACTTCTCCCACTCTGATTTACGTAATGGTAATCCAATTGATGAGGCTTCGTACCAAGAGTTCCTACATAACTTAGAGAATGTCCCCTTGTTAGTATGTGACCATATTGAGGGGGAGTCGAGTATATCCTTAGAAAGCATCCATAATCTTATTCGGAAGTATGTACCAGACTTTGTAGTTATTGATGGAGTTTATTTAATAACTAATTCTAGTAAGAATTTCAAAGCTATGTGGGAACAGACACACATGTTATTTTATGGGTTAAAAAACATCTGCTTATCCACCAATACAGCCATGTTTGTTTCTACGCAAGCTACAAAAGAAGCTTCGGATGTATTTATGCCACCTATGCCAGACCAAGTAGCCTTTGGAGACGCACTGTTACGGGCTTCTGATGTAGTTATGTCTATGTGTATGATTGAAGATGAAAGTGAAAAGCGTCTTCTAGCTTTCCAAAAGTATAGAGATGGGTTAATGCCATTACATACAGCAGTATTAGATTGGCAAGTTAATAATGGCCTCATAGCTGAAGCCCCCGACGATTTCTAATGACTGAGTGGGCCAATATATTGGCAGACATAGGGATTATTGTCCCTATTGATAAAGACCAGTTTACCCTTCAGTGCCCCTTCCATGAAGATACTGTAGATTCCTGTTCAATAAACACTGAGAAAGGTGTGTGGATTTGTTTTGCAGGCTGTGGGCAAGGAACGCTGTATAGTTTTCTAATGAAGTATTTAGGGATTAGCTATGAAGAGGCCCAACAAAAAGTTATGTCTAACATCTCTGTGTTTAACATTAATTTATTTGATGAGTTTACTCCAGATGAAATGGCAATGGCTGAAGTTCAATTCCCTTTCAAACAGGGGTATGTACCTGAATGGATATTTGACAGAGGGTTTGATAAACGTACCCTTAATAAATGGGGGTGTGGGATAGATAGTGAGAACAGTTTAATAGTACCTATTCAAGATGACACATCTCGTTTAGTTGGTTGGGTTAGTCGCAGGCAATATATGACCCCAAAATATTTATATTCAAAGGGGTTAAAAAAATCTAGGGTGTTGTTTGGGCAACATTTGAGGGTAGAGAAAACCCCCTTTGTGTGTATTACAGAAGGTACTTTAGATACTATGTGGTTAGACCAGCATGGGTGTCCTAGCGTAGCCATCTTAGGGGCATCCTTATCTAAAGCCCAAGAAGAATTAACGTTGGGTTTACACACTGAAGAACTAGTGCTATGCTTAGATAATGATGAAGCAGGACGCATAGGGTTCCACAAAGCGATGGGTTGCTTGTCTAAAAGTTTTGTGGTAAGCTATGTGAAATTGCCGAAGGAGTACAAAGATGTACAGGATGTAAGAAGTAGTGATGAGCTTTTAAGTATCATAAAGAACAGAACATTTTTTTAATAGAAGGAGAAATATATGAGTGGAATAGGAAGAATTCAAGAGGCACGGGAAACACGGAGTCAAGGCGGTAGTAGTGGAGTCCCTGGTAGGGAAATCTGGTTTAGAGATGGTGACCAAGCCTTCCTTTCATCTGTAGCTACAGGGGAAGAGGGGGACACCAATTTGGATGATTTGTATATGTACACCTATAATTCTGGTAGTCGGTGGGTGAACTTGCTGGATGACCCTGATGTAGATAAGACTGGAATTCCTGATAATACACGGCCCTCACATAAGTTTGCATTCTGGGCATATGTCCATGAAATCATTCATAATGAACGGCGTAATGATGATTGGGAAGTAATCCAAGGCCCAGGGGGTAAGAAGTTGTACAAAGAAGTAATTAATGATTTCCGTATTGTCTCTCTCACCTTTGGGCGTAGTGATTATATTTGGAACCAGTTGGTTGACATTTACAATGACTGGAATGGTCTGAATAAGGGTGTAATGCGGATTAAGCGTACAGGTACTGGAATGTTTGATACCTCTTACCAACTAGCTGGTACAGCTAGAAATGAAGAAATTCCTAGTGATGAAGAGGAAAAGATTGCAGACTTGCCAACTGTTAAGGAGTACTTCAAGTCTCGTTATGGTGGGCAGACTACTCAAACCCCAGCAATGGTTGGTGTGTCTACTGCTTCTAGCGATGATGCTGACGATTTGTTTTAATGTTAGTTAAGACTGCAATGGACTTTGACTACTATGTGGGCCAAATTGAAAAAGATTTGGCCCACAATCCCACAAAGCATATCGTAGTTGATGTAGAGACGAATGGTTTAGATGCCTTTGGGTTTAATCAATTATGTGGGGTGGGGATTGGGTATGGTGAGGACACATACTATTTCCCCTTTATGCATCAACAGGGAGATAATTTAGGCCCAACGGAACTACAGCGGTTGATGAAATGCCTGGAACAAACAGATAGGCTAGTTGGGTACAACATTAAGTTTGACCTCAAGTTTCTAGAGAAAGCAGGATATAACCCACCTGAGGAAGTGACTTTTGCTGATGTAATTGTCATGGTTCGCTTAACTGAACCAGCGTCTGTAAAGGAGTTGGGGCTGACCCACACAATTCAAAGGGTGTATGGGGAAGAGGCAGCTTCCTACGATAAGGATACGAAGAAGGAATTACGTTCTAATAAGTGGCATAAAGACTTCTCCTTATCCCCACCTGAACTACTGGGGCCATATTGTGAACAAGATGTATATTGGACACATAAATTGTATGTTAGAACCCTCAAAAAGATTCTAGAAACCAAGCAACAGGATGTAATGTATCTGGAGTGGGAGTTAACCAAAGTTCTATATGAAATAGAGAATGTTGGAGTATCAATTGACCTTCAATATGTCACAGATGCTATGAAGAGAATTGAACAACGACGAGAACAAGTCGAAGCGAAGATTTATGACCTAGCGGATAGAGAGTTTAATATCAATAGTACTCAGCAAGTAGGTGAAATCTTAGCTGAACGAGGTATCTATTCTCCAATTAAGACTCCAAAAGGGAAGGAGTCATGGAGTGAGGTGGCGTTGGTTCAAGTAGATGACCCTCTGGCTGGCTACATCCGTCAGTATCGGGCACTAGCAAAATTGAGGTCTACGTACTTGGAGCCGTACATGGACACTCCCATTATGCATACGTCTTACTGTAACTGGGGAACTTTGACAGGGAGGCTTTCTTCTAAAGAACCAAACTTTCAAAACATACCAAGAACCCACTTTAAACTACTTGATAGGGAGTTGAGTGAAGCCGAGCGAGACGTTGTGAGAGGCCGAATACAGGCCATAATTGCGGCAAAGGGTACTTCAGGTAACTTAGACCTTAGTAACCACGTATTGGACACCTGGGGCTTTGTAGGAGATGAATCCTTTGACCCTGGAGATGAGAATCAAGTAGCTATCAGACGCATGTTTGTTCCTAGAAAAGGGCATAAATTAGTGTCATTTGATTACTCTCAAATGGAAGTTAGGGTGTTTCTAAGCTATCTACATAATGAGGAAGTAGATGCTTTGTTAGCAAGAGAAGATGTAGATTTTCATGGGGAAGCCGCCAAGATTGCCTTTAGTGTAGATGAGGAAAGTAGCGAGTATAAGTTTTATCGTCAGATGGCAAAGAACATTACGTTTGGAGTTATCTATGGTATAGGAAAGGCAAGATTGGCTAACCAGTTAAATGTTTCTGAGAAGGAAGCGTTTCAATATAAAAAGAGGTACTTTGCTGGGATTGCTGGGTCTAAATCTTTTATTGATAAAGTTTCCCGTACTGTAGTTACACGGGGGTGGGTTAAGAACCGATATGGTAGGAAATATGTAATACCAGCCGATTTAGCCTATAAAGGTGTCAACTACTTAGTACAAGGTACCAGTGCTGATATTTTAAATGAAAGGATAATTAAAACGCATGAATATCTTAAAACTAAAAAGAGTCGTATCTTGTTGCAAGTTCACGATGAAATCATTTGTGAAATCCCTGATGATGAAATACGTGACGTACCGGACGCAGTTCAAAAAATACTAGAGGAGAACAGTTTAGGTATCCCCCTCAGGGTGGATGTCGAGGTGTGTGACCCTTCCTGGGCCACTAAGAAATACTTGACTGATATCCCTAAACCTGTTACAATAGAAGAAGCGATAGATTGGGGGTAGAGTTGATAAAAACTGGCACACAACATAATGGAAACATTAAAACCGTAGCTCAGAACCATACCAGATTTTTAAAGCATTTAGATGATAGTATAGATGCTATGTGGATATGTGCTAGATATTTATATAATCAAGGCTATCCTGTTAAAATCAATCCTATGAAGAAATCTGAGACGCATAGTGAATGGCGCACTCATATAGATAAAGGGGATTTAGAAATTATAGTACGGGATGCTCCTGCTAGAATAGAAGTTAAGGGATTGTCAACGTCCTTTACTAAAAAGGAGGATTGGAAATTTCCAGATTTTATTATTTGTGCTGCTCATTCGTGGGATATAGCAGACCCAAAACCTCTTGCTTATATGCTGTTGAATAGAGAAAGGACACATGTAGCTATTGTTTATGGAAAAGATAGACCTACGTGGGTTAAAGCTAAAAAGCAGGATGCCAGATATATAGATTATGCACAAGAATTTTATTTTTCCCCGTTAGAAAAGGTAATATGGAAATCATTAGGATAGGAGTATAAGAATGGCTAAAGTAAGTGTACATTTAGGGTTTACGTTTAGGGTGGGGCCACTAGAAACAAATCAGTACAGCCGTATTGATGTGGATGTTAGGGATATAGATACTGAATTGTCTGTGAAAGACCAGATGAATGAAGCATCTAAGACTCTAGACCAAGTATGGACAGTGGTTAGGGAAGCGGTAGATGAAAAAATTGAGGTTGTGTTAGACGCTGGTAGTACAGCATGAGTGAAGTCGCAAGGGTTAAAGTATTAGAAGATGTATTAGAAGAACGAGAAAGGCAAGACACATCCTGGGATGCTCATTTATATGGGTATGCTCATTATATTCAATTAGCATCCATATGTTTTGCTATGGCTGAATTGTGTAAGGAGGAAGAGACAAAAAATGAAAGAAACGGCTGATGAAGTAATTGCCCAATTATTGGGGGATAAAAAACTAAACTTACAAAAGGGAAATAGTGATTCCTTTAATTACACACGCATCCCCTTCGGCATTCCCGCACTAGATAAGCTTACTGGTGGGGGTATTCCTAAGAAACGTATGACCATTATGTATGGGCCTACAAATGTAGGCAAGTCTTACCTTGCTTCCCAGGTGGTAGCAAATGTTCAACGAGACGGTGGAACCGCTGCATGGATAGACACAGAACTCTCCTGGGATTCAGAATGGGTAGAAAAGTGTGGCATAGATTCTGAACGTATGCTTGTATCTCAGCCTACTAGTGGGGAAGAAGCTTTAGGAACAGTCAAAGAACTTATGAGGGCAGGAATAGACATCATTGTTTTGGATTCGATTGCGGGGCTGGTTCCATCAGATGTGCAAGATAATGATAAGGGGTTTGAGTTTAGTCCAATGGCCTGGCAAGCTAGGTTCGTAAACTCTGCTCTCCCCAGACTTCTACCCAATTTAAAATCTGGGTCAGCTTTTATTGCTATCAATCAAGTAAGGTCAAGTATTGGCCCTGTAGCTTTAGACACTATGCCTGGGGGTTTAGCACAAGGATTCTTTGCCCATTTCTTACTTCAGGTTAGAAGGGCTGGATGGATTGAAGAACCTAAAGGAAATAAAGTTGGGTTTGATATGGAAGTCCGATTACGCAAGAGTAAGGTGGGGGGTGAGAACTGGAGTAACGCCATTGTGCCTTTTAGAGTTGATGGTGGGATTGATGTGCTAGAAAGTTACATTAGAGAAGCCATACAACAGAAGTTGATTACTCAAAAGGGCGCATGGTACGATTATGAAGGAATTAAAGCTATGGGTATGAACGGTTTAAAAACCCAATTGCTTGATAATCCTACTTTAGTGGAGAAGTTGAAAGTAGATGTTACCTAGAGATTACACTAAACAAGAAAATCTTATTGCAGACCAATTGTCGGAATTCGGCCTGCGGTATGACCAACAGGTGCCCATAAATCAGTATACAGCTGATTTCTTTGTTCCTGAATTGGGTCTTGTCATTGAAGCGGATGGGGTGTATGGGCATTTGGCAAAGAGAGATGCATATAGGGACTCTGAAATTATGAGGGTTTTTGGGATAGAGAATATTTTACATATTAAAGACACTACTAAACAAGGGGTAAAGGATACATTATGGCAGGCATTAAACAACTTAACCAACAAGTAGAAACCAAAACTCGTAACCGCACATCTAATCAAGATAAATGGCTCCTTAAAATGTTTGAGGATACGTTGGGGTCTGAACAGAGGAGTAGTCGAGTGGGGGTGTTTTACCCCTCTATGTTAGGGAATGAGTGTGATAGATACTTGTACTTAGCATATAGAGGGGTTCTACCTCAGCAAGTGATTAGTAGTGGAACCCAACGGATTTTTGACACGGGGTCTTCTTTAGAAGATAGAATGACAAAATATTTTGAACAGATGGGGATTTTAAAAGGACGAGAAATACCACTTAAATGTGATGACCCCCCTATTTCAGGACGAGCAGACTTCTTACTGTCTCATGAAGAGCATACTGAAGTAGTGTTAGAGTTGAAATCAATTAATGATAAGGGCTTTAAAAATCTTTACGGTAAACCAAAGGTTGAACATGGTATTCAATTACAAGTATACTTGCAGTTGATGGATAAACCGTATGGTATTGTTCTCTATGAGAATAAGAATGACCAAAAATTAAAGGCCTTTAAAGTAGAACGAAGTGCAAAAGAATGGAATGCTCTAGTGAAGCGATGTAAGCAAATACAAGATGCCACAGAAATCCCTGAAAGTTGTACGGGGGCCGTTTGGTGTGCATGTAGGAAATATGAGGAGGATGCTAATGGTAGAGAAGTGGACACCAATGAAAGCATTGGGGAAAGCGAATAGGGTTATAGATGATTTAATGGTTCCTCCGTTTAAGACGGATTTAAGTGAACAACCCAACTTAGAATTTGCAAATTTGATGAATGCTGATGCTAAAACCCTAGAAGAGTTTTTAACCTTATACGGTGGGTATAAAGCATATTTAGAGTCTAGGGTAGCGGATATTGAGGCTGGGAAGAATGCTTTAAAAGCAGCGTTTGATGAGGGATATGCGACTGCTGGGTACAAAATGGCAGAGGATAGGGAATCAGAGGGTAGGAAGAAGTTGACTAGAGATGAAGTTCGTGGGGCGGCATTAACTAACTACCCCCAGTTACGCGAGTTGAGTCGGGAAATTATTGAACAAGAAGCTACCTACGTGAAAATGTCTGGTATTCTTAGTGCCTATACTTCTGCGTACCATACAGTATCAAGGATTGTAGCTCTCCGTATCTCTCCAGGGGTTACGTATGGATAGATACTATCTAGGATTAGACTGTTCTAGTAAAGCCGTCCACGGAAGCATTATTAATCATGATAGAGTCCTACAAGAAAATATAAAATGGGTTTCCCCAATTAAGGATTTTGACTCCAGATTCGTGGACTTTTTGACTAAATTTTACGAAGAGCTAGGTATAATAATAGAAAGGTATCCTTCTTTATGGGTGGCTGTTGAAGCCCCCATTTTTATTCAAAATCCACGAACTACAATGCAAATTGCTTCTGTAGTGTATGCTACAAAGTTTATATGCTCTTTACATGGTTTGGATAGTACGTTAGTACAAAATAAAACATGGAAGAAATTTACAGTGGGGAATGGAAATGCAGCGAAAAGTGATATCTTAGAGTATGCAAACAAGTTTTGGGATACTCAATTTGCAGAACAGGATTGGGCTGACGCCGCTTGCGTAGCTTTGTGGTATAGAAATGAACTTGCGGAGGAGAAAATATGAGTGTAGTATTTTATATGAAAGGGAAGACTGAGACTAGTGTAGAGTATGTGGACAAACTACCTGAGGGCATGACAGTCCAAGAATTTAAAAAGCAGTATGGGGTAGTGGTTTGGTGCGACTACTTTGGATGTAAATATAATACCCAAGTGGAAGATACTCAACGAACAACTGGTAAGCTACTGAATAAGCGTGGGTATCAGCCTATTGGCAAAGATGCTGGTGTGTGGAGAGGGTTATGTACTCGCCAAGAGATTGGATTGAAATATCTCAACGGTAACCCTGAGTGCTTTACTTCTGCGGTAAGGAAAACAGGGAACATGAGTTTTGCAGGATTGCTACAATCCGATGGAAGTCCTTATGGGGGAAGCATTGAATCCCAACATATGGAAGACCCATCATTTGACATCCCTTCTAATTGGGGACAAGATGATAGGGCACCCAGGAAGGGTTTACGTTCCCCAGATATTAGGGAGTATTAAGATGCCGAAACAATTTCCTCCTGAGATTAAGGAGAGGGCTTTAGGTTTATACCTTAAAGGTGATAAATCTGCTAGGGAGATTGCCGAGATACTGTGGGATGACTTCACTATTGAAGTGAAGCCATCCACTATTTATTTGTGGGCGAGAGACGGAGATTGGGGTGTGCAACAAGTAGAAGTTCGTGTTGAGGCAATTAATAAAATAAAAGAAAGTGAGGGGCAGCGATTTGCAAGAACTCAGCAGGAACATTTAGATACCTATGAATCCCTGCGTCATAAGGCGGGGCATGAATTAGAACACTTAAATTTTGATAAGGCTTCCGATGCTGCTAAAGCCCTAGATATGGGTATAAAAGGAGAACGAGAAGTTATTAAAGGAATGGTCAATCTTCAGTTTGTGCAGAATGTATTGAGTGTTTTAGTGGAAGAGATTAATGATGAAGACGTATTAAAACGAGTAGCAGGACGTTTAAAGGCATTAATACAAACTGAGGAGCCAGCACTTTCATGACAGAAGAAATAACTACTTTTAATGATGCATTTGATAGATTAGCGACAGGATTACTAACGTCTGGAAAAGCCAAGGTAGGGTCATTTCATGAGTTCCTTGTTAATATATGGTCACAAAGTTTTGATAATCCTGATTACTTTAAGGCTTGGCATGTTGGTATAGTAGCTGAGGACATTGAAAAATGTATGCAAGAAGGGTTGAATTATTGTGCCGTCCTCCCACGGTTCCATTTTAAAAGTACCCTATTAGGTCACGCCTTTAGTGTGTGGAGGCTCCTAACAGCCCCTAGAGACTGCTCTGTACTGTATTTATCGTATAGTGATGGGATGGCCCGTTACCACATCTCTGAGATTAACAAAGCCATCTCTAGAAACCCACAACTAGTGGAGTGGATGGATAACCGTACTCCCAAAGCTGACTTTTCTGCTCGATATATGATTAATAACAAGCCTATGAATATCATGCATGGGGGTCTTTTTTCATTTAAGCGGGGTATGCATGTTAATGGTGCTTTAATTGCAGATGATATTCTCCGTGACCCTGAAAACCCTTTGAATATTGGACAGGTAACAAAGGTTGAAGACCATTTCTTAACGGAGTCTTTGTTTATTCCTTTGAAGGGTGTTCCTGTTATAGTCTTAGGAACCCCTATGATGCCTGGGGACTTACTTGCCAACCTCCAGAAGGATGAACGTTTCATGTCTAGAGTATTGCCAGCCCTTGACCCCGTTCCTGGGCGTAGGGTGC